ACTTTATCAGCATCAGGATGTATTGCCTTAAGACGAGTTTCAGCAAGTGAATCTTGTGAGTACTGTTGATTGCGTTTGAGCTCAGATTTTATTTGCTTAAGCTCCTTATGTAATTTCTTAATATATTTGCCTTCAGCAAGATCATCGTCCTTAAGTGGCAGATCATCATCATCAGAAGTCATTTGTTGTGGTTGGGGCTTTTGAGATTGTTGCTCTTGAATATAACGAACTGCTTTATCAAGCTCGCGTTCAAGACGTTCCCGTTCCCGTTCAGATTTATCTTTTTGTTCTTTAAGTTGTCTGAAGTTGCGTGCTTGCTCTGTTTCTTGTGGTTTTGCTTCTACAACGGGCTGTTCAACTTGCTCGGTGGTAGTTTCTTCGACTGGTTCCAATACTTGGGTATCATCAAACATATATCACTCCTCTAAGATATTTGATTTCTCTTCTTCGCCATTCAGCTTTTTACACTTTTTATAAAGCGTACCATCGGCAAAGTCTAGCACAAATTGCAGCAATTGCTTCTCTTCTTCAGGAACAGCCAAAGCAGCTTGCGTCATCATCAAACAGGTATCTTTTGAAGGGATAGTCCAAATAAAATCAACTATTTCTTCTTTAGTTCGATATAAATATACCGTTTGATCATAATCAGGCGTAGGGCAAGTAATACGAACAAAAAAATAGTTACGTAGCACATTTTCTAAAAGCCGTTCTTTTTTAGTAATAATAACCACGTAAAAATCTTCCGGTGGATATAATGATTTATGGGTATTGATGCAATCAAATAATGCTCTATCCCAATCAGTAAGACATTCTTGCATCTGATCATGAGCTGTATGAGTGTTATCAACAGCTTTTTTTTGTAATTCGGTGGCGATTTGGCCAAGTGTTTTTTTTTCCATTATTTTTTTCCTAAAAAAAAGACCGAAGGCATAAAGCTTTCGGTCGGAGTAGTTATAAGCACATATGGAGGAGGTTTCTATATGCGCATGGGAATCATACTATTTTTTCTTTGCATGAGCACGTTTTTTTTTGCCTTTGCGTGATTGTCCCGACTCTGACAAAGCAATCGCCACTGCTTGTTTCGGATTGGTCACTTCCGGTCCCTTTTTAGAACCTGAATGTAATTTCCCTTCTTTAAATTCTTTCATCACTTTATGAACTTTAGCTTTTTTTGCTGACTTGGTTTTCGGTTTTGCTCTTGGCATGAATTTCTCCTTGAGGATGTGGGCAATAAGACTTCGGTTTCTTACGCTTATTTCGCTTTTCTTTTTCTAAGTTTGGATAAGGTGAGTGCCAATCGGGCGCGCTTTCCTTCGACACCTTTGGCTTTCGCTGCTTTTCGTAATTTTGGCATAGCAATCTTTTTACCTTTTTTAACATGTAATTCTTTACGTAAAGCACCAGGCTTTTTAATAGCACCAGCAATCCAAAACTCCTTTTTCTTTGCCATGATTTTTCCTTATGACGGATACGTAATATTAATATCTTTTTTACTTCTTTTGCCCGTATTTTGATTGAACATATCTAATCGTTGTTCATATCTATTGGCATCAAATTCTTGATTAATAACTTTCCCTGAAAGATTTGCCATAGCATTATGATCTTCTTGAATCATTCTGCTATCTGAAAGTTCTTGTCGTCTGCGCGGATCTACGTTGTGATAAAAGATAAATGATAAATCATCTCCCATAATATTCCTTTATTAAGGGGAAGTGGGTGATGTTGAGCCCCAGCTTCCCCTGATAGTAATGAAGCCCTATCTAATTCTTCGTGCCTCTTGTTGCAAAAGCATAAGATTAATCTTCTTTTCTTTAGCATTCATAGGCCGATTTAAAGCGGTTGGCTTTCCCAAAATAGTAAATGCAATCTTGGTCGCTTTTTTATCAAAACGCTTCATTGCAGGCATGTTATACCTTTCTTGGCTTCATGCCGCCACTACGTTTAGCATTATCACCAACAAACATTTGATGATCAACGCCACCGATGGTATCGTCCATCTCTTCAGGCATATAATCACGTTCCATTGGATATGGCTTAATCATCACTTCTTGAGGAAGATTAGCAATTGCGCGATGATCTTCTTTAATCATCCCCGCATGTTCCATTTCTTCTGTGCGACGTCCTTCCATATCATTGTGACCCTGGTTATGTCTTTCACCGCCTTCGCCGTAGCCATATTTTCCTATGTCTGAATGATGAGAGCTATGCGATCTGCCATAGCCATGACCACCCATCAAATTTTCTCTATCAACTGCACGATCGTGCGCACTGATATGTCTTTTATGTGAACTATGATGTCTTTTAGCTGCCATAAGGGCTCCTTTAAAGTTACTGCAAGCCTGTCCAGTCGCCGACGAACTGTCGACAACTTGGAGACAGTTGCAAGGTTGGTTCCTCTAACTCCCGGCAGATCCGTTCTGCTTGGGTTGTTGTTGGTTGTTTTCAATCTTTTCAATCAAAGCAATAAGGCCTTCAATAAGTTGAATAAATTGCTGAATATTATTGGGATTAACGTTTTGAGCAATCGACTCAATAAGCGCTATGATATTCATCTTTTATACTCCTGTTTGTGGCGGTACTTGCGTCAATGGCGATGGTTGCACCGGCGGTTGCGCAGCTGCTCGTTCTTTTTCTTCAAGAACATGCTTCATCGCCAATAATTTTTCAACATGTTCTATATCAACCGTATCAATTTCCTTGAGTGCCTTAATAAGATTCAATAAGCCAGCATCTTTATCATGCTCAGCCTTAGCAACACGCTCGAGGGCCAATGCTTGATTCTCTTGAACACGACTATAACGTTCAACACCAAGTCCTTTATCAGCCATTGCGCGAGCATGGGCAAGCTCTGTACGCGCTTGTTGTTCTTCCATAACCGATTGCATTTGGGCTTGTTCAATTTGTTGCCGTTGTTGAGCAGCTTGTTGTAATGATTCAGTAAGCTTCTTTTTATTTTGCAGTGTAGAAGCATCAATAACCACATCATCAGGAATTGGCATACCAAGTTCTTTAAGCTGTAAAAGCTGAGCAAAGTTCATTTGCTTTTGTGTTGATGTATTAAATCCTTCCTCAACAGCGGCATTATATTTACCAAAGGCTTTATTATAAAATTGATCAGTTGGTTTTTGTCCTTCAAGAATCTTCATAACTTTTCCCGGCGTATAATTAGCCTGAACAAGATCAATCATAATATCGCCCAAAAGTTTTTGAGAGCCATCAAGCTGATCAAATAATCCCTGCAATGTTGTTAAGCCAGCGCCCTGGCGAAGCATAGATAATATACCGGCTTTATCGTCAATGGCAGATCCAAGAAGTTCTTGATTCACGCCCGAGATATGATTCATTTCCTCTGAAAGAATACGGGACAATTCAATCATCGATTGCGGAATTCCTGGCGGCTGAATTTGTTGTACATCACTCATCTGCGCATCTTCTTTAAGCGCCAGGCCACGACCTTGGCCGTTCAAGAAGACATCTTTAGGATTTACGAGCGCATTCTCTTTATAAATCCAGCCAGAAGTAATCTGACTTTCCAATATGTCAAGTTCTATGATCTTTCTTCTATTGTATAAATACTGACTGTCGCGCAATCCACGCACCATCCCTTGCGAACGAAGAGGATAGTATGGTGTTTCGGGATGATAATAAGCAAATACGGGTACGAATGGATATTTATCAATACCCATTGGATTTGGTCCTTCATAAAATACCTTACCTTGTATTACGATGGCCAAATTAACCGTAGGAACTTCTGATTCAACCACAGTAACTTGAGGATATTGGCTTAAAAAGAGCTGTAATTTTTCTTTATCTTCTGACTTCCATTCAAACGTATCGCCTGTTTGGGAATCGACTAAAAGCTTTTGCTTTCTATAGTCACGGTACCAGAATTCGTCATAGGTAAGTAAGTTTTGGTATCCATAATTGTATACTTCAGGCATGAACTGGAATTTAGAATCTTTTGCATTGCCCGTATCATTGGCAGGCAATGAAAGAATTTCTTCCGCATATTGCGGCATAAGGGAAATAGCTTCCCGTTTCTTTAAAAAGGTCCTTTTCCAGATAGCATTACAATCAGAGAAATCGTGTTTTCTAAAGTAAGGATCTATAAGAAATGAATTATAGCGACAGTTATCTACTCTAATATCACCATTAACAGGATCGGTTCTATAATCCATCCATACATGTAATAGATTTAATCCCGTAATAAGCGCGCCTTGGAATGATTGGGAAATTGTTTCCAGCACATGTTCATTACGATTAACATGCATCATGATCTTGGTGAATTGATCTGCCGTTTCTTCATCGCCATTTTCAAGAGGAATGACAATAGTCGATTTACGGTTCCTGCTTTGATAGCCGGCTACCGTATCCACAATAGGGCGGATCCTATTGAATGAATATTGCTTACGGCGTGTAGCAGGAAGATTGCCATAAAAATCGTTATAAATTGTCTGATCACCCACATAAAATCGCGTATCAGCATCTGCTTCGGACCAAAAAGCAAGATTCATGGTAATCGATTCTGCATAGAATGATTCCATTTTGCTTAAGATACCACGATGTCTTTCTTCTAAATAAACAGGACCCAGCTGGGGAAATAAAGGCATCTTGTACTTCCTTTCTTAAGTGAACATGTGATAGCAGTGTAGAAAGGAGAGATTAGATGACTGGTGCTCTTTCTTTAACTGCTATCGACATCAGTCTAGAAAGGTGTGCATTTGAGTGCAAGTAGAAAAGCAAAACCCCGTCCTATTTCTAAAACGGGGATCTAAAAAAATAAGAATTAGGAGATTTTATGCACGAGGTACAAATCCTGAAGGAACAACCGTCGTCATTGAATCTATTTCAGTAAGGTCTGCTGAAGATGAATTTTCTTTATTTTCATCTTTTAAGCGTGATTTGCGACGAATAGATTCTACGGCAACTTGGGCAACAGTTGTTGTAGCTGACGAAGATGAAGATATCATACCATTTGCTTCAATATTCTCTAGAGGAACTGGTGCTACTTCAGAGCCAGGCGTGCGATTCCAATTGGTAATATCCTGGCCTGCAATAAGGCAACCTCGATGCATAGCAGGTGCTCCTCCTGGAGGCCATGCAAGGGCTAAGCCTAAAGCGACAAGTGCGAAACTTGGCGGCCAGAATGAAATACGATTCGGCGGCCATTGTTTGAATTGTTTCATATAAAACCTTTATAATAATATGTTAAAAATAATTACTCAGGCTCTATTACGTGCTCCTCACAGCATGGACAAGGATATTCCTCGTACCACTTTTTTAATTTCTCATTCAGAGAATCAATGCATTGTTGATTTTCTGGCGTTAATTCATAATTATCAGGATTCTCTCTTCCTAAAGCTCGTACAAAATGAACTTCTGGCGATTCGCTCTGATCAGTAAAAGTAAATCCTAAAAACATAATAAATAACAACGTCAACATACAATCCAATCTTATTATATATATTATACTAGAGTTATCATTAAGAGCAACTGTGGAAATAGATAACCAATGTTGTAATAACGCCGGTTAATGATACTGCCGTTCCTGTCAAAGAAGTAGCGAGCCAACAATAATAACGCTTTCTTTGTGATGCTATTTCTTGTTCTTTAGTCAGTAATTCTTGATCTAAGTAGCCAATAATAATGGGCGACATATGAGCTGCCAGCTCTTCATCAGAGACATTATTAACTAATGTTAATGATTTGCGGTGTCTACGCTCAAAGATTGGCGATAATCTTCGCGTAATTTCTGCTGAATGATGCGGATCTTTAAAATAAACGCGCATGCTTCGTGAATAGATTTCGCTTGGATCATTAAGATCAACTTTAGTTGTTAAGCGATAGCGTTCAAGTTCTTCATCAGTGATATTATAGGCACCAGACAGAGGTAATAACCAGAATAATATTAACCATATCATCATCTCACCTTTCATCTCTAAAGAATCGCGGCATACCAGCCTGCGGTCCCAGCATAGCTTCTTGATACCGTTTTTCAAGCTCTTCAGGAGATGAATTAGTGGTCTTTATTTTGGCAATGCGCATGCAAGATATCTCATCGCATCAGCCGCATGTGAATGATGATCGTGTAATGGCCTACCTTTATATACTTTGCGCTTATTATCAAATTCTTCCCGGTAATTCTCAAGCGCTTTGATTAATTGTTTGCATTGTGTTTGATCGATCCATGTTTTTGATAACGTTCGGCGCACAAGTTCAATACCATCTTCGATATCAATCTGAACTGGATCCTTAAAGATAATACCAAGCTCTTTATACATCTCTTTTTTAGTAAGCGCCCGTCCTGATTCCCGTGCCATAATATCATGAGGAGGGAAATGATTGCCATAAACATAGGGCTTTTCTAAAACAATACGGGCAAAATGATCCATGGAGCGATCACTGGCTTCATAGTAATCAATAATGCGCACAATCTCGCCAATAACCTGAAAGAATATGATCACGGTCGGATCTTTTACCCCCAAATCCCATGCAGTATGCACTTTATGATATGGCTCCCACGGAACTGAGCCAATTTGGCCACGCAATTTCATCTTATCCACATATTTAGCGTAATAAGATCCTTCTTGGCCCATCTCAAAGCTACAGAAATATTCCTGATTGGCTAAATCTTCAGATATTTCGCCTGAGCTTATCTCTTTTTTAATCTCTGCATGATCAATATGCTGCGTTTCATCAAGCGTAAGTTTTTGGCAAAACCAATCATCAGAATTTTGGGCAATTTGATACAACTCCCACAGATGATTTTTACCTCTTGGCGTAGATATTATGACAACAACACCCCCATTGGCTCTTAAAATGGGAAGTGCGGCGATCTTATACGCATTCTCATCGGCTAATGCATATTCACTAAAAACGATCATACATGGATTCTTACCAACGATTGAGGTGTCATAGGTATCAGAACCCACCAAAGAAATTATCGATCCGTTAATGAGCGTTATTTTCATTTCTTGGGAATTAATCTTACGAATAAGAGATGAGGGAATGTAATCAATAAAGCGATCGCCATCATTCGTGATCGAATCCCAGATAACACCACGCGCTTGCGAGAAGGTGGGTAAGCAATAGAAATAATTACCGACACGCTTTATAGCAGCACGAATCATCAAATTCCAGCAGAGCAAATCTTTTCCTGCGCGACGAGGCATAATAGCCAGAATCTTCTTATACTTGCCGCCTTCGGTCTCTATGGCTTTAATGAGTTGCATTTGATATGCGCGGGGCTTAAAGCGATTGAGATGAATCTTGGTCTCAGCTCTCATCTTTTACTTTCACTATGATTTTCTTATCCATTTCTGAGAAACCTAAAAGGCTGATACTTAAATAAATAGAGGAAAGATTGGGGATATCGATTGAATAGCTTTCATTACTTTTAATGCGTTCATGGGAGCAATATTTATCTCCCGAAATAACTATGCGTATATCATCATTAAAAGGATTAACGCATTGAATACCCGTTATATTACCCGTGATTCTTTTATCAAAATGACCGTGCTTATAATCTAAGGGAGTAATAATTATTTCCATACTCAGTCCTCACATGCAATCATAATGGCAAACATCGTGATATACGTAATCAAAACACTTATCATAAGCAATGGGGGAAACTGTAAGATATGACAACAAGCAAAAACAACAAGGAACTGCGCCATGAAATCCATAATAATCTGTGGCGACACATCAGTCCTTATCGCGCCATTTAGGAATAGACACGGTACAATAAGCAAGATAGAGAAAGACTCCTGCGATAATGCCAAGAAATAATAGCTCTTTAAAAGAATAATCCATTATGCATTCCTTTCAAAGTGGTCACTGTCTACAATATGACCACCATACTTACTGACAAAGAATCCGCCCCATCTGTTGATCGGGTCTAATGATTCCCAATACACACCAAATGGTTCATAGTCTTGATAGTCACTTAAATACTGGCCACGTAAATTATAGAGATTTAGATCGATCGCCAATCTTTTGCAATGAAGTGAGTCGACAATGCCTTTACCTTCTTTGGCATAAAGTTCAGCTTGTTCAGGAGTACGATATGCCTCGCCTAAAGAACAATATAGACCTTTCTTTGCGATATATTGCAATAAAAGAGCTACATGTTGGGCGAATCTTCCTTGTTCTTGGCTGACAGACATAGTCACTCCTTTTTTAAAGCTTTATTAGTTGCATCATACCATTCTTGTAATAATCCAACATCGCGGGGCAGATCATCTTCTTGCAACTCCATGCTACCAAGTAATGATCCAACATCATCTGAGGAAGTAAGATTATAATATTCTTCAAGAAAATAATGCATTGCTTTATATGCTTCAAGAATAGTTAATTTCTTTTTATTCTTCTTCATCAGTCATGCAATCACACATCAAAAGCTTTTCCATCAAATCTTCAAACCATAACACATCAGCAATAACGATCACCTTTTTCCCGTTCTCATCATAGAGATATTCATAGGTCTTTGGAATAAAGCGATATCTACTGAGCTTTTGATCCTTCTTCATTCTTTCTCCCCAAAGCGTTCAATAACAACAATCTTATTGCCTGATTGTTCTTCATTGTTTGAAATCTTTGCACGCCATTCTTCTAATGCTTTCCACTCTTTATCGTACATAGGCATTGTATGCTTTACCATCGTACTATCTAATCTTCTTTCAAGAGCACCAATTTCCCGTCTATCCGCTATTAAAGATAGGGCTATTTCGTGAGCTTCTTTAATCAATGGTTTGCTTTCACACCATTTAAACCAGGTTCCTCGAGGAATTCCTTTCATGTTCAGGAATTGAGTAAGTCTGTAAGCGCTTTTATTCTCCTGAGCCCAGGTAATAAGCTCAATAGGAATTCGTTTAAAGAATGCATCGCCTGCTGGCTCCATCTTAAGGGATAATGTATTTAAATACTCGTCCCATTGGGATTCCGTCCTAGGGACTTGTTTCTTTTTCGTAGTATGTTGAGGGGTTTTAGCTATTGATTTTTTACTCATAGCAACTCCCGTAACGTAAATTCAGTTCGTGGCCGTTCATCATAGATTTTTTGTAACACGAGTGAAGCAATCTGACAATCATCAACATACAGATTCGAGGTGCATATATCTTCCATAAGCTTGAGCATATTGCTCGCATCAGGCTTTATATAATTCCATTTCTTTTTGAGTAATTGTTCTTGTTGTCGCTTAGATACTTTAAGCAACCGCATATAAAATGTAATAACGAGCTCTAAAGGCCCCTTAAAAAGAGGCTGTTTATTGTGTTGGTCTAATAACAAGCATGCTAATACTTCTTTGATAGGCTTTTGGCTATCATACAATACACGATGACGATAGTTGGGTGATGCCTTCTTCCACACTATCGGATCATTGTGAATCACATACTTTCCTAATCTCATTATTTCTCCCTATAATCGCCGTCGCTGAAGCTATGGCGGATCAAAGAAACTGAATATTTCCTTCTTCAGTCCACTTGTAAGCACCGACGTCGCATTCTTCGTCAACGTCTGCCGCCTCCAAAATATCAGGCAAATCGAGTTCAGGCAACGGAAAATTTACTATAGGTTCAGCTACAACAGTTTCTGTAACAGCTTCCTTGAATTCTTTGATTACCTTTAAAACGGGAGGAGAATATTTATCCGGATGAGAAAGCGAATCAATATACCATTCCTCTTTGACATGATCGGGAGCTTTTTTTGCAAATTCATAAGCAGCTTTAAAAACAGAAGGTTTAGAATAATCGGGCTCATTCATTGCTTTAAGACGCTTGATCAATTCTTCATTCCCATTCTTGATTGCTTTTTCTAAGCGAATCTCATTCATAGGACGGGTTCTTCTTGGCTCTAAATCAGGGTTCCAAATTGTTTGAGGTCTTCTGCTTTCCTCTTTTTGTTCCCTTTTAGCGAAATTTTGCTTACCAGAAATGTTCTTAAAAGCAGGAAGAGTAAACGATTGTTCATATTCACCAGAAGCATGTGACGGAGCTTTAGCGAATTTATTTCCTTTGCCACGAAGAGCGGGTGCATTTTTATCGAGCTTATACTTCTTTAGCAATTCATCTTCTGTTTTATAATCGGGACGGTAATCATTTGACCTACACCATTCTTTGCATAGGCTGATATACCATGTCCAAATATTACGGATATCGGCTTTGGATTTAAAAAATTCTTGTGTTGCCCAATGAAGTGCTTCGTATGGAAATGGTGCTAACTTGCATTGCCCTACTTTGCTGAGACCAAAGAGCTCAGTGAGATAAAGAATATATTCAGTTCGTTGTATGCTTCCGTA